CAACATATCTCCATTTAGTATCTGGATCACTATCGCTAGATTTACCGCCATAAGGTCTAATAAAACCTTCTTCTGTACCATAACTACCTGCACTTATAGAACCCATATTTTCACCAAAAATAACATATCCATTCAATACTTGTTGATCACTAAAAAGTTTTACAGCAATGTTACCGGTTGTATTTGCACCCCAGTAAATAGGCTTTAAATAACCCTTAACATTAAAATATTTAAATGGAATTAATTCATGATTATATCTCATACCTCCATCTTCAAAATAAGCATTGATATATGGATTAGAATTATAACCAGACTCTTTCATGAAGGTTTTATATTCTTCAATTTCAGGGCTATTTTTAATAGCTTCGAAAAAATCATATACTGTTACGATAGATTTTGGTGAAATTTTCTCGGAAATATATTGTTCGAATAGTTTTACAGGTTTCATATATTATATATTATTCTATTTCCAGTCTCAGATTTAATTTATTATAAACAAACGTAACTTCAAATGTACTAAAATCAGACACGTTCTCCGAGAAATTTAAATTTAATTCATTGATAGAATTCATAATACAATCAGTGAATTCCATATAAGCAACAGATGCACCTTCAGAATCTAATATTCTTAAACTAAGTGGATCAATATACGCCTGTTTAGTTGATCTAGCATAATACCAAAGTAATGTGTCCATCATGATCCAATAATTAATAAAACCGTCCAGCAGTTGCATAGTAACCGTGAATTCTCTATTAATTGCATTTTGAATAGGCATTGCGCCTCTATGATACCTTTTAGTACCATCGTTATCTTCTTGTGTTACTGGTTCAAATGCAACGCCTGGTATATTAATACCCTGAATGCTATAATTTACAAAATCTACAGGTTCTGACAATAAATTACCAGGTACCTTATTCAAATATTTTTTATATTTATCAGATACTTCGGTAGGTATAAACCCTCTGGGAAACCTAAAATCAAATGCATTATTTCTACTATTAAGAACCATAATTAAATTTTAAATTTACCAGATAAAATCATATTTTCATCTATGCCATTATTAACGCTAATATAAAAAGTGTTATTTTTCATGCCTCTGATAGTATTAGCGTTTGCTTCGCTAATCTTAAATAAGACTTCACCTTCACCTAAATTAATCTCTTTATTAGATACGTGATTAAATTTTAACTTTTGATTTCCGTCACCAAATGTCATAATAACATTTTCAGTATTTACGAATGACATTAATTCAACATCATCGCCTCTTCTTTTTGCTATAACAAATTTGTAATACGAAGTAAATGGTGGAATATCAATAATTAAATCTCCCTCATTCTTAAATTCAGAAGTATCTACCTCGGTAATATTTTGTGTCATAATGTTTTCATTTGCAGTATCAAATATAATATTAGATTTTGATGCAATAACATTATGTCTTTCAATAAATGTCGGAACATATTTTACACTCTTTGGTAAATTGTCAGTAAAAATGCCTTGTATAATTTTATTAGAAGCCATTTGAGGCAAAACATTATATACTTCAGTTAATTGGTTAGGTGAGTTTATTTTTAATTTTTGTAATCTTTTACCATATTTAGCTGCTTGACCTATTGTTAAACTTGCACGCTTAACAATCTGTGTATTGTCAGTTTGATTCCAAATTCTCATTGTTACATCTATTGAAAAATGAGAAGCTAAATTACTATTAATAATAACAGGTCTAAATACAATAGGTGTATTAAAATCTTCGTATTGAGTATAAGTTGTTTGAAATGTTTTTATTTCAGATGTACCTACATGCTCAAACACATCAACATCAAAAAGAACCACTATATCATCGGAAGTTGTTGTAATTTGATTTAAAATATATGATTCAAATGCACCTATGGAATTATCTTTTTCTCCATAAATTTTAAAATAATCACCGTCTGTTGCGTCTTCAATGATTACTGTAAAATCCTGAAATTCATCCTCCCTTGAAACCGTAAATTTATTTTCTTCACCGGTATAAAAATAATCATAGCCATCAATAGTTATTAATCTATCAATCAACTTAAATGAAATTTCATAATTAGAAGTAAGGTCTAAGTCGCTTGACCCGAGTGTACCGTCACCATAAAATAAATCATTGAATTCCTCGTTTTGATTAACTAAAGTTGGAATTTTAATATCAATAAATTTACTCCACAGTGTTTCACCTAAAATAAATGGTTTTGGATTAGCATATTCATAATTACTAGTATTCAAATAAACCAATTGTGTTAGATAGTTTCTAACATTAGATTGTCTTTTAGCTGCTACTTGAAATAAGAAACCTTCATAACCTCTAGCAGCAAAACTAAAACCACTTCTTAAGTGAAGTCTAATACCGTCATATTTAATATAATTAATATTAGCTGTCGCATTAGTTTGTGAATTTAAAAGATCAGTTTCATTTCCACCAGCCCAATCAACATTATTATTAATGTAATTAAACATTTCATAATCTCCAGTTGAATCGTAACCTAATAACGCATATTTAGTATTAGTAGAATCCGCTTTTACAGCATGATATCTACCGATGGTTTGATTAATATCATTACCAGTATTTTCATCAGGATTTGCGAATAATGGATTTGCTCTTGTGTCAACTATAATTTTACCACCAATTAGACCCTCGTATGAGTATTCAATTGTACCATTTTGTGTAGGTGTAAACTGACCAATCATTGTAGTACTAGAATATGAATAAATTCCTAAATTACCACTAATTGTAAAAAGACTTGGATTGGCTAATTGACTTAGATTAAATTTATAAGTTTTTCCATTTTGTAACAATAGGGTTCTTGCTGCAAAATTTTCAACAGACAAATAACCTCCACTTTGTGTTACGTCAAAATTTACAACAGCACTACCCAATTCACTAATTAAATGACGTTGTTTAGTAGAATCGCCTTTAATAGTGTCTAAGAATTTTACCTCGCTACCATTGTCATCCACTTCTATTTGATAGTTAGATGGATTACTCTGATCGTGGTAAATAAATTCTAATAGAATATCAGAATCTAGATAAAAATATCTTGATGATTGTGCCATATGTTTTGTTAAAATCTCAAGAATTTAGGCGACCAATAAAGTCCAAGACCAATTGAAGGTCCAACACTAATTACTTGATTATTATTTAAATTTATACCATAACCAACCCCGACGCCAATTGACCATCCCGCTTTTTTCTCAGCTCGTTGATTAAGTTTACTATTTATTAAGTTTATATTTTCTATATTTCCAATCGTTAAACCAGGGTAAGAAGTTGCTATTTTAATAGTATTGAATCCGTCAACTTCTTCTACAGCAGCACTAAGTGTAAGTGTTTGCTCAATATTAAATTGATTAGGTCCTATAACGTTAAATCTGCCGTTCAATCTATCATATGAAACAATAGTTGATCCATTTAAACTTCTAGTATTACCTTTACCAAAATCATCATATTTTTTAAAATTAATTTTACTAGTAGTTGAATCAATAACAACCACACTAGCTTCAGCTAATAAACTATCCTTAATTCTAATTTCAGCCCTAAGCAAAGAATTAATTTTATTTAAATCCTTATTTAAATTAAGAACACCATTATATTTTTTGATTAATTTTTTTTGATCTTCTGTTAAATTAGCAATATCAAATTCATAACCTTTAATAGTTGAAATCATATCACCGTTCTTACTCTTTAAAACCCTAACAGAATCTTTAGAAACTAAATAATTATTATAATTTCTATTGGCACTAGCCTCTGCAGTTTTTACTTCCTGCTTAAGACTTGATATTGTATTACATTGTTTTAAAAACAATAATACGAATATTGCTCCAGCAATAAAGGTTAAAGCTGTTCTACTAAGAGATATGTTTTTAATTTTTTCTAACATCATCATTTATTTATACTTGTTGGAATTGGCTTCCACCTCCGCCGCCTCCGCTATTACATACATCAGTACTGTTAACATATCCATTTAATATGTAATACCAATTAAATCCATCAGAATAATATCCACCCGAAGGTATAGACATTTGATCTTGATCAGCAAAGACCGCAGTACCTACTTGTAAAGCAAATTCAGAGTAAACTGTTCTTGTTTCAAATGCACTATTACATGCGGTGAACTGATCATAATCAAAACTTAAAGTGTATGCAGTAAGATTATTATTTCTGCTTGACGTTGCAGTTGGTGTAGGTGTCGCAGTTGGGCCTGCACCAGAAGGACTAGTTGGTGTTGGAGTTGGGCCTGCACCAGAAGGACTAGTTGGTGTTGGAGTTGGGCCTGCACCAGAAGGACTAGTTGGTGTTGGAGTTGGGCCTGTGCCAGAACCTGATGATGTGCCTGCTTGGGAAACATTAATTGTATCAGTCGTGGAACCGTTTCCATGTCTAACTGTTAATACAGCATTTCTTGCTGATCCGGCATTAGGTGATACAGTAATAGTCCATTCATCTGTAGTACCTACTCGCGTAATGGTAATCCAGCTAGGTGGAGTGTCCCATGCATAAGCTGTACCCAGTGGAGTAATATTTACCGTTCTTGAATAATCGTTTGCTGCCATTTTATTTGTTTATGTTTTTATATTTATCTTCTTTTTATTATACAGTTATAATACTTGCCACCAGGGTGCCTGAGGTTGTACCTCCAGATTGTTGTACATATGATGTTAATGTATATGGATATGTACCAGCTGGTAATGTTACAGATGAAGAACTTTCATTGCTACTTGCGCCACCACTCGTATGATAAGCGACCAATGTAACACCGTTAACCGCTAAAGTTGCTTGACCAGCGTTGCTTATATTATAAGGCATATAAGCGCTAGCCTTAAATGTCATAGAACCGCCAGAGATATTCACATAACCTGTTACAGATTGTGTCGCCGATGTATTTGGACTACTAAAACTAGATGTTACTGAAGTGGCTGCGCCCCACGTTGCTGTCGCTCCCGCGCCTGAACCGCTACTAGTTGGGGTTGGGGTTGGACCTGCGCCTGAACCGCTACTAGTTGGAGTTGGGGTTGGACCTGCACCTGAACCACTACTAGTTGGAGTTGGAGTTGGACCTGAAATAGGTGCAACGCTCACAACATTAGAATCTACATAATATGGTGCAAATTGTTGTATTCTAAAATACATCGTAACGGTAGGTATGCCAGGCAATTGCAAGGTATTAGCAGAACAACTTCCCGTACTATTTACATTTCCAGTGTTAAACGTTGGATCTGAAGAAGCTTGTAAATTCATAGTTTGACAAGCTCCTGGAATTGTAGCGTTAAATGTAGCTACACCATTCAGTGGGTTTATACTTACACTATTTAAAACAGGTACACCACTGTTATCAATAGTTGGCGTTGGAGTTGGATCAACTGTAATAGGAGTAATTGTCCATATAACAGAAACGTTAGAATCATCAGGGTGAGTAACTGATACATACCATGGTAAACCAACTGTTGTACTGCTAGTAACAACTTTAATGCGATTATTATTAGGTTCCATAGTTAAAGTTAAACCTGATCTATTAACAGAAACATTACCTTGTGTCGGATCTGAAGTAGCTGGATTAATAGCATACTCTAAATAAAGTGTAGTAACTTGATTATATGCTGCTGTTAAACTAGTTGAATTAGTAGCAGACAATGTTGCACTAGAAACTGGAGTTCCATCTTGATTTGCATTAATATCTCCACCTGAAACTGAAACTGTATCACCTGCAGGGGAACCATCTTGATTTGCATTAATATCTCCACCTGAAATACCAACACTATCTCCAACTGGTGCACCACAATCAGTACATAATTCTCTCCATTCAGGTGAACCTGAATTTGCATAATATGCTTCAACTACATCTAGATCCGTGTTGAATCTAATCATACCAACTTGAGGTACACTAGGTCGTTGACCGGTTGTACCAGAAGGCAATCTTAAATAACCTTTAAATTCTGCATTAATATCAACGTCTAAGATACCGGTTCCAGATGTATGTAATTTAATATTGGTAGCACCAATAGATTTGATATCTACCCCAGCGCCATTTAAATTCAGTGTAGATGTATTGGCTGTTAAACTTATTTTATCAGTTAAAATTGAAAAGGCAATATTAGAACTTCCAAATGCATTCTGCAAACTAAACTTAGAGAAAACCCCGTCAGCTTCACTAGTTAAAACTAATTCTTTATTAGTGCTATGTTGAAGTTTTAAATAATTTTCAAAAATATCATCTTTAGCAATAGTTAATCTAGCATTGGTAGAAATATCTCCATCGTTAAAATCTTCTTCAAAATTAGGATCGCCTAGCCAAATAATGGGTAAATTTAAATCAGAACTTCTTTTAGGTTTTAGAATAGTAACTTCATTAAAACCATCATTATTAATATCTACTTCAACTTTATACCAAGGACTATCAGTTGCGCCTGAATCTCCTTTTTCTCCAGTCACGCCGATATCACCTTTTTGACCTTTTTGACCTGTGGACCCTACTTGACCCTGATCACCCTTTTGACCCTTAGGTCCAGCAGGTCCTCCACCATTTGCCAAAATCTGGTCAAAATTATAATTAATCTTTTCAAACTTTATGGAGTCCGAATCGCTTGGATGTAATATCTCTTGAATGTTAATTGCCATTTTATGACTTTATTTTTATCATAGGTTTGATGTCGTAAGAATATCCTAATCTTTTATTATATATCAATCTAAAATTCATAGGCTTTTGCTTATGTGGTTTAAACGTAAAATTATTATCTGGTGAAAATCCACCTTCACTTATAGAATTCAAACTTGACACATCTTGAATTGTTGAAGCACTACCTTTGAATTTTCTAGTATAAAGAGATATTGAATCTACTACAAATTTTTGTAAAATATTTTTATTAATATAGAGCTCAGCATCATCTGATAGTGTTGTTTTATCACCAGCAGAATTTTCTTCTGTTACATAATTTTGAATTTTAGCCAGTACACCATCATTTTTCAATAATCTAGTAGCAGCGTTAATAACATAAAAATCCGCGATAATTTCGTTCTCATCTTCGAAAAATAACACCTCAGCCTGATTAGTATTATTTTTTAAAATCTCATCCAATTGTTCTTGACTACCTACAATTTGATAAGTAAACGAAATGATATCATAATTATTTCTAATCTTCATTGCTGTAGAAGCAAAATAAGATTTTTCTTCAGTATTGTCTAACGTACCTGGAATTTCTTCATTTTTACCACCTGGGAAAGATCTAGTATAATAGCCAGCATCCCATGAAGATCTAAATACATTTACGTTCTTTTTAGAGATAGCTATCTCATCAATTAACGGATACAAAGGTAGTTTATCAGATGACTCAGACAACTTAGTTACACCTTCTGGATTGATCTCATTCACTTTATGATAAAAATGATTTTTAATAATTCCCCAGTTTAAATCATGTACACCGTTATCTTGTATAAACCCTACATTAAATGTTGTACCACATCTATTATATCTTTCATAATAACCTTTAGCCACAGAAATGTCGCGGGCGTTACTAAGAGAATGTTTGTATAACAAAGATTCAAATCCTACTTCTCTTTGATCACCACTCGCTTGAATTCTATTTGACTTGAAATGAGTATACATGTCAGTAAACGTAATCACAGGTCTTAGATCAACAGTGTATGGACCGTTATGTCTAATTAAAAATGGATAATATGATGCATCTTCAGACGAAACCAAGTTATAACCAATGGTACCTTTGAATAATTTATAACTTTTAGGTTTATCATTGTCCTCTTCAATAGAAAGAGTAGCATACTTGATTATCTCATTACCGTCCTCAAAATTAATAACAAATCTATTATTGTTAACCGAACCATTTTCTTCAACCGTAGTATACTTGACACTGTTATCATTTAAACTTAACATGTCAGCAACGTTGTGAATTGATATTTTATCTAATAAATTTTTATGAATATTTGTACCACCATTTGTATAGTAATACTTAATTTGCTTTTGTAAATAATTAGGCAAATATTCAACATCCAACACATCATTAGGATCGTTTACATTAACTGGGGGACCACTAACCTTAAGTATATTTGTTCCTTCAACTGCGTAAATAGAAAATTTATAAATAGAGTTTCCTGGCGTATTAGGATATAAATCCATCAATACATCGCCGTATAATCCGTTTTCACCCAATAGAATTTGATTTTCAAAATCAGGAATACTTCCATCAAAATGATTTATACCTTGTACGTCATAAGGTGATTGACCAGTAAAGTCCGTATCATTCCATGCTAATGCACCATCGAATGATGTGTTAGCATAAATGTAATCCCCAATGGTGTGATCATAAACAATTTTATGATTTAATTCGTAAAGTAATTTTCTATTCATATTACCCTTTATCCAGTAATCACTAATATTTAGCGTAATAAAGAATATTACAAATTTGAATTTTTTATTTTGAATAACCTCAAATTCTACATCATTGCTGTTTGTATCGGTATTGGTTTTTAATAGAATACTAAATTTATATCCGTTAAATTCGCTATTCTTAACAAAATCTAAGGCTACATCATTTGTAAACTCTTTTCTGCTTTTTAATACAACTTTTAAACCCTTAAAAATAGTACTAGCAAAATCCGTATTACCACCACCATCAATTAATGTATATTTTTTCTTTAATTCAGTTTTAAAGAAAGTATTATTAACATCGGTTGGATTTAAATATCCTTGTGTATAATTACCAAAATTATTGTAAATATTTTCAATATCTTCAATGTTGAGATTTTTTTCAAAACCATCAACAATCATAAATTTATCAAAATAATTATTTCTAGTACTTTTAAATAGAGAAGGTGTAAGTTCAAAATCCTCAATAAAATTAATATAAGAGAATGTGTCATTTAATTGGTCATATCTCATGTATGTAGGAACTTTATCCATATAAAACCATTCATGAGTCATCTCGTTTTTACTACGCGATATTGCCGATAAGTCTGGTGAGAAATTAGTTCTACCAAAAGCTTCGTTAGCATTTAAGTAATATGGCTTATCTCTAACGGTCAATGAATCTTTTAAAACCCACTTGTTAATATTAGGTACCACTCTAGAATTAGTTGCAAACTCTTTTAATTGATTTTCTTTTAATCTATCAAACTCGCTAGTAATATTTTCAGGCAAAATAGTATTTACCGACTCTTCGCTTAATATACCAGATAAATTAGCAAAATAATTATTTGGACTTAATGCAAAATTATCGTCAAATATTTCGTTAGCAGATAGCAATGTATTAAATTCACCAGTGATTGGATCAATATTATTTAATACGTGATCATACGGTTCGTATGAAATATTATCTCTTGTTTCATATTCCAATTCTTTTAATTCTGAATTTGAAGTATCATAAAAATCAAAATTCATATCATAGATATCATATGCCGAAAACAAACCTATTCTAACAACGTTCTTGTTAAAAACTCTAGCCTCTCCGTTACCTATGTCTGATTTATCTTCTAAAATTAGTTTGAAATTAGTGGAATTTTGCACCGTAATATCTTCCACTATATCGATAACTTTGTTAAAAACACCCGGTAATCTTGTTTCTAAATAATCACCGATTGAAATTTGACTAACAGTAAGATTATCTACAAAAATTGATTTACCAGTAGAATTACCACCTTTTAAATAATGTGCTCTCCAATTTGAAAGAACAGTGTTGGCTCCGCTTCTAAGTTTTAAAATATTATTAGTATCTAAGTTTTCAACTTTAATAAAATCGATCACATTAGCCTTGCTAACCAATACTACCTGTTGTAACAATTTGTAGCCCGGTACTTTGGCCTTAACCCATATATCAGCACCTATGTTGTATGCATCTAATGGACTATCATCACTGTGAATTGCTGCAGCTAAAGCAGATGCAATATCACCCAATGTACCCTGATTTGAGAACATTTTACCGCTATGTGTACCCTTTGGTAAAGTATAACTAGCGGAGTATGTTCTATTTTGTATATTTACATTTGTTTGAATTTGATCAACCCTAATAATAGAACTTATTGCACCAGTTACATACATATTTAGATCGCCTAAATTTGTTTGAATCTCGGTGATAACAAACGATTTTTTATTATAATCGATCGTGATGTCTAAATAAAATCTTAATGGTAAATTATTCCAAACAGTGAAGATGTTATTAACAGTATCTTCAAATGTTGGACCAGTTATAAAAGAAAATAAATATGGTGTAGATCCATCTTCAATATTAATAGAAATGCTTTCATTAGGAGTGTGCTTAACAAATGTAAATTTATAAGACTCCTCTCTAGATGCTATAGCAGCTATTCTATCACCGCTATCTGGCGTATCTATGATTGACATTTTTACAAAATCATAACCTCTATCATCATTCTTTGTTAAATTAACAGATTTACCAGTGTGTGAAATTCCAATAGTTTTTTGTATAATAGAATTAACAGCATCTACTTTAACCTCGAAAGCTGTCGGATCATATAATCCAGTATTGGATATTTTATAAAAATTATTATTAATATTAATATAACCCAGTGTTGGAGAATTAGTCATTTGTGTATGACTAGGGATTGCACTACTAGGGTCATTCGGATTAATATAAGATGTTAACTTACTGAATGTAATAATATTGTTATTAATAGAATCTATTTCACCAAAACCCGAATCAATAGAATCTACGTATAGGCCAAAATATCTATTAATACTGTAATCAGCAGCATTTTCATCGTCAAATAAAAATTCTAAGTTTAATAAATTAGCACATAATATTTGATTTCTTCTAAAACCATCGGTAATAAAATCATTAGCTTCGATAAGAGGCTTATCTGCTTCAACATAATCTTTGTAAATGTATTCACCCTTACTGGTTAACTCTCCAGAACCTAGATCAATACCATTAAACTTAGTATCTTCGTTTTTATCAAACGACACAGTGATCGGTGATTTTGGAAAAGTTTCCTGCTGAACGTGATTTCTAATGTATTTACCAATATTAGAATTCTTAGATAAATCAAATGTTTTGATAATCTCAGCATTTTTTAGAATCTCTTGAATTCTATCAAAATTAGTATTATTAATATTACTAGCATCAACACCTGTTGGGTTTTTAACTTTAAATATTACGAAGTTATTTGGTATATTATTATCCAACCAGATCGGAGCAAATATTCTATAGCCCTCTGTATAATTTTTAGAATAATTATAAGTGACTCCATACTGGTACTCCTCTTCTATTTGTTTATCATAAGAATCTAAAACAGTTAAGTCAGAATTAGATCTCTTGGTTAGATAAATTAAATCTGCTGGTGTTCCAGTAGATTTAAAGAATGAACAAACGTCAGTACCATAATTACCGTTAGGATTAATTGGGTATTTTTTATATTTGATAGCGGACAATTCAGCACTAGCATTTATACTTTCTAAATAAACAGAATCGTTTGAATCTACCAACACTTTAACATTTCCAGATAATTTTGGATTTGTTCTTAATAGCGGTTTAGAAACATGATCTAATTTATAATTTTCTTGAGTATTAAAATTTGGTCCGAATTTAATAGTCTCGTAGCCATCAATATATGGAAATGTATATAGAGTTGCAGTTGAAGAATTACCAATAACACACTCGCTACTATCAACGTTTTCATATACTTTAACAACAGCTTCACTGCCTAAACCTAATTGAACTCCGCTCGAAGCAACTGGTCTCTGTTGAGATGTGATATTAGAGGATCTTAATAAAAACAATGCATCATCAAGATCTTCAGCTAAAATTTTAAAGCTGTATTCTAAACAACTATTGAAGTCACTGGTCTTAATTACATTACCAAACGATAATGTATCTATAAAATCCTTTATGTGACTACCAGTGTCTCCTGATAAATTGGTATGAAGGCCATCTATAACATAAATAGGCCAAAAAATAGTTTCTATATTATTATCGTTTTCTGGTCCTTCTATTTCTGGATCACAGCTATAAAATCCATAAAAAAGATTAACATCATTTACATTAGGTGTCTCTCTAGAAATTAAATTCTCATTTATAACAGGCTTGTCATATACTGAACATTGACCATATTCGGTAATAAGACCATCCGCCATAGTTAAACCAACACTATTGTATCCGTACCAATTCAAGTTTAATCCATCTCCTTGATTTTCCCAAATTAAGTAACCATTAGTATCGGCAAAAATATTAGATTCGAATAGATCTGTTTGATCTTCGCCCAAAGCGCCAATAGCACTCATATAAATTGGGGTGTTAGACTGAGCTAAACTTAATAAATCTAAATAAGCGCTAGAACCAACTGGTCTAACATAGAATAAACTAACCGTAGAAGTTGGGGCTTGACAGAATTGATTAATAGTAGGATTGCTCAATTGTGTTTTTTGAATAGAACTTAATTCAAAAACTTCATTAACCACTGCCTCTTCACAAGTCCAAATTAAACTTCCATCAATATTTTCACCCCACGTACCAACAGTGGATCTTTTATAATATGTGTCTGTTGAATTAATTTCACTATAAATACCGCTGTCAATAACTCCAGAAACAGTATTACCACCTGTGCTAGTATATAAATTCGAATCATACTCAGTGACAAATACTGGAATATTATTATCAACTAATTCATTTAAAGTTAATTGTGTGGTACCATCATACCAAATATCCACCAATTGAAAATCGCCATCACAATAAGTAATACTATTTGTAGCATATTTAACGGTAGTATAAGACGAACTCGCAGAATTATCACAATTTGTTATCTCTAAGATCTTACCATCTATATCGATTTTTAATATTCTAGTGGCAGACGAGTCAGATACTGGGATAAGCATCTCAATTTGATTAGCCGGAAGAATTAAATTGGTTAAACCAATATTATTATAGATCATATCTCCGACCTCTAGTTGACTTACGTTATTTGCTTGAGAAGTATTACCGTAAGCTATATTATTTCTAGACGCTAGACATGCTGAATTTGCATCATTAGTAAATGAACCAATATTCATTTGAAAATATGGCGCATAGTCTACGACGAAAGAAACTGTTAAATTAGTAGATTCTGCTCCTTTTTCATCAGTTGCTTTTATAACCCAAGTATCGCTACCAGAAAATCCTAACGTAGGAGTATATTTAACACTTAAGACATTGCCAACCTGGTTGTTTATGGTAATAGTACCGTTACTAGGGTTTGTGATAGTACTTAACGTAGCGTCATCGCCGTCTGCATCAGAAATAACAATATTAAAATTAACAAAGCTATTTTGAGTCAACGAAATTATACCAGGATTCTGAATAACTGGAGCCGCATTAATGGGATTGATAGTTATTGTTGCCGCAGAGGAAGTTTGGTTTGAACCATCTGTTACAGTAAACGTAAATGTATCTTGACCAATTTGCGATGCAGTATGTGTATATGTTGCAACATTACCATTAAGGACTACCGTGCCTCTTGTAGGCTGATTAACTATATTATAAACTAGTGAATTTGAATCAAAGTCATCTGTTCCAACCAATGTAATGTTCAATGTACCATTCCAAGCAATACTATATGTTGCTGGAAAAGCAGTTGGCGCACCGTCCGGTGTTGCAGTCGGAGTCGGTGTTGCAGTCGGAGTCGGTGTTGCAGTTGGAGTTGCAGTTGGTGTTGCAGTTGGAGTTGCAGTTGGACCTGGTGTTGGAGTTGCTGTCGGTTCAACAGTCGGTGTTGGCGTCGGTGTTAATTCAATCGTCGCGGTAGGAGTAGGGCTTAGGGTTTGACATGTGTCAACTGAAATTACTACACCACTATCATCTATTTGATATGCACTAGTATTAGCCGCATTAGGGTACCATGTACTTCCGCCCGCATATGGGTTAGTTAGATTACCATTACCGTCATCGGTTCCGTATAAAACAGTGTTGACACCAATAGCTCCATCATAATATAATGTAATTGTTCGCCCGTCAGCTGCTGCACAGGCTAAATTTGAACTACTATAAGTACCTTCCCTTAGGATTATTGATGATGCCATTTAATTAAATCTTTTTTACACACACAATTTGGTTGCATGTATTATATATCCAGATTTACTAAGCACCATATCGCGTCAACTTGGCCGCTTTAATAGAGTTTAAGTTTTTACCATTGGGACTATATTTAGCAAATACTTCTAGATCAAATGAGAATTGTTGATCATATTTGTCAAAAATATCTAAACCAATTTTCTTAGTATAAGTTAAATTGGGGAATTTTAATTTAGCTTGACCACCGATTCTACCGATATCAGAAGATGCATCATTACCAAAATAATCCGTCATTCTATATTGGAAAACAATATCAACAGAAAGAGCATTAGAATTATCTAAATTACCAACTTTTTTATTAATATCTTTTCTACTTTGCTTAGTATCACCCTCTACTTTTAATGTATTTAAATTAATAGGAGACAAGAATAAGAATGCACCGCATGATCTTCCACCCAAAAGATATTGATCATTTGCATCAAATGACATTTTAAACGTTCTATCGCCCAATGTAATCAAGTTAGAAGTTTTTTGAAATGCTAATTGTTTAGTAGCTTTAATAGAGTCAACTGCGGATGGCGAGAATGATGTACCTATTAAAGAATTTTCTCCACTAAAAACAAAAGTTGTGCCAGTTGCATAAGTTGCAGTAATAGGCATGGTATAAATTGCATTATCAACAATTGTTTTAATATTTTCTTTTTGTTCTGTGTCGGTAACAGCGCTGTCGTTGGCTGCAATCCCTTGTAAATCAGAATATAAGTTTTCTAAATCTGGGTGATCTTTGTGAATATAAAGACCGTTGTTATAGTTGGCCGCGCCGATAGTTGCTGTACTACATACGTCAACTACACTTTTTGTAAAATCTGCAGACAAATTAGGTGCAACTACGCCTCCGCTTTTACCAAATGTTCCAGTCCAAATAAAATCAACAGAATTACCATTACCGGTTGGTGTAATCAATCCTATACCAGATGCAGCAGTTTGAAATTCTGCATAACTAAGACCATATTCATAATTGGTTAAATTAGTAACACCGGTAGACAATAAAGATTCAGTTACATATAGAGGATTTTGGTTAGCAATATCCATAAATCTAGAGTAAACGAATTGTCCACGTCTTTGTGCAGATTGATATGGTGCCTCAGCTAATAAGTCATATGATGAAATATCTCTTGGATCAATGTTCTGATATTGAATGGGTACTAAGTCATACTTACCTTCAGACGTATAATAATTATCAGAACTGATTTTAACATCAGTATCAGCAATACCATTATCATTTAATCTTACACCAAAGCCATTATCTGCGATAGCAGAACCAGCTGCAGTTGATCTATATGCTGGTAAATTTCTATCTCCAACTAATCTAGAAACCAATTCTAATTTAGTGGCCTTGGTATTTTCTAAAATAAGTTTAAATGTTTTGGTAACAATATGACCTTTCTTAATAGTTAAGCTTGCAACCTCATCGGTGTAATATCCTGCGAAGATTTGGTTTTTAGTACCGTTGTTGATAACGGTTACTGTACCATCTTCATCCATAATTTTAACAACCAATTCGCCGATTTCAACTTCTACAGTACCCTTAAGTGCTGCAATCTGTGCCTCTAATTCAGCAATTTTATCATATACTGAAATCGGTTTTTGTTCAGCTGATAAGAAACCTGACGCAATGTTAGTTGCGCTATGCGCATAATACTTTTCGTTAGCACTAAAGCTATCATCAATGTGGGAGAATACACCTCTAGATGTAAGTTCTTCCGAAATTTTGACAGCAGCTGTTTCAGCCGAGTTAGTTAATAATAAAGCATCGACATTAGTTGTATCAATCTCAGCAATTGGGAAATCAATAGTAATTGATTCAGACCAATCAGAATAAATTGGGTTTGCAGGGTAACCAGCTTCAGATACAGATTTTACTCTAATTTCTACTAGTTCGCCCTCATTAATAGCAATGTCAAGTTGATTAAAATTAACCTCTTGTGCATCTTCAACTAAACTATCTTGCCACTCAAATTTATTAGTAGATTCATTTCTAAATCTGTCTCTAACCTTGGTTTTCATTTCGTTCCAATTAGAGAATACTGCGGTTTTTTGTCTTGTACCCTCAGTAAATGGAAGTTGAGTAACTTCACTTGCCTTACCGCTAGTTGACAAATATCTATACTGTACAATAAACTGTACAACATTTTGATCAACTGTATCAGCCACTTTCTTTGCACCAGGTACCTCCCAGAAGCCTCTAACACGATACTTAGGCGCTACCGTGGTTGCATTAGTACCTGAAGCCAAAGCTTGAATCTGGTTAACGATACTATTATATAAGCTTGTCTCACTAGCTCTCTCTGTAATAAGCGAGTTTAATTCGTTTTTATCTTTATCCTTTTGAATGCTTGATTCATATTTCTTAGTAGAGATTTCAGATCTTTTCTTAACGATAGTTTCGTCTAGTTTTTTAATCTTCTCTTCTACGCTAATTTTATCAGCGGATAATTTTTTGATCTTATCTGAAGTATCATTAGCAGTCAGGTGACTATTAATTTGTACTACCTTAAAGTTGTCATTGACAAGTGTTGGTGCATCAGGTGTAATACCCTGTGCTGCAGGTGGAATAGCATCTTCTTTTAATGCATTGATATATCTACCGAAATCAGCAACTTCAGCTTTATAGTAATCGTCTAATCTGATTTCAGATCCGTCTTCTTGAATTAGCGTTAATTCATTGGTGTAAAAACCAATACCAGGTGACCAATTTTCGGCTAAGATTTTTGAATCAGGATCAATTGCTTTAACAAAAATCAACAATCTTTCATTAAAACCTACATTGATTTGTATATTTAAATTAGCTGCATCATTTTTATAAATGCCCAATTGATTAGCACCTATTTTAATAGTATCATAACCTTCAACAATAAGAAGCTCTACTTGATTAGTAGAACCATCAATTCTAGTAATTTTATATCTAGTGTTATTGCCTCCACCTTGAACCATTAATTCATCACCTACTTTTAGTGTTTCAGTGTCATTAAAATCCTTATTAGAGTCGCTATAAGTTAAACTATCAAGTGTATAAAGTTTAATTGATCTCTTAGTTGTAACGCCGTCGACAATCACTTCTCTTTTAGAATTATCAATTTTTAACACGTCGAATTTACCAGTGAATTGTGCATTTCTGTATGGCATATCGCGAGTGTCCTCGTCCAATGTATAAGAAAGATTATTGTTTGCAATATCTCTAATTACAGTTGCATAATCTAAACCTTCTCTATTCTTGAAATTAGTATTGAAATAATCAACAGTAACCGCGTTCGAAGAATTAAATAAAATTCTTTTTACTAAAATTTTTTCAGTATTGTTTGGAATTTGACCGGCAACACTAATTGTTGTAGTCAACAATGGATTTAAAAAATCCTCGAAGAAATAATTAGGCTTTGTTGAAAAATTAACAGGTCTAGCAAAACTAGTAATATCATTAGCTGGAGTCTTTAATCTCGTAGTAATAATGTTTTGATATGTACCATCTGGTAATTTAACTCTAGTGTTACCTTTACCTAATCCAGCCAGGGCTTTTAAATTTGTATCTAATCTCTCTAGCTCTCTCATCATATAACCAAATGACGGTACATAAACAGTTTTAGTTCCATCATTAGTTAATATCTCAAGAGGTACATCCTTTTGATCAGTAGTAATCGCCTCATTAATTCTTTCAAATGTCTTTAATGAATTTGAATTAATTTCAAGTAACTTCTTGAGAGAGTTAGAAATAGAGTTATTAGTGTTCATATTATCTTAAAATATCGGCTTCAAATTGATAATTAGTAGGATCAATACATACTAACTCAATATATGGTTTGTTTGTTATTAATTGTGTTGCGTCAATATCCGTAATTAATTTATTATAGCCAGTTGTTGCGCTAGTCCATATTTTAATATTATTACCTGACATATTAATAGAATCAAATGTGATTTTAAAAGTTTGGCCAGCTTTCCAAGCAACTAAACTATCATCTAAATATATATTAAGATCACTTTCGGGATCAGATGAAATTAAACCTCTAAGACTTAACCTATTTGAGAACATTTCGAGTCTAGACCAAATTGCAAACTTAGAAGATCCATTACCAGCCACACCTGCATCAAATTGATTTGTGGTAGACAATTGAGTTGCAATAGCCGCTGCAGATATATTCCACAGATATGGCGCATTTAAGCGATAACCGTCGACAGTGCTATTAATTTTAATTTTATTAGGAATAGTTTTATCAACTTCAGTTCCCTTTCCAGCAAATATAACATCAGTATTGTATTGTAATTCAACTGGAATCGTACCGTCGATTAATTTATTAATTTTATTATGTGCTTTTGTAATTAAATCTAATAAAGCAGTAGAATCGGCTAATTGAATAGAAGCGTTTTGAAATTCTTCTTCTAATGTAGAAATTCTATTTAAGATTCCAGCAGTGTCTTCTTTGGCTGCAACTAAAAGTTCCATACCATCTAATCTTTCACTTAAGCCAGCATATCTGTTATTAGCCTGTAATAAAAGCTCTGTCGCATTCTCCAATGCAGTTGTGGTATCCATGAATAAATCCATGGAAAAAGTTGTAAAATCATTAACTGAAGTTTCAACACCAACGTTGTCTAACGATGAATTAAATTTAAGGTTTAATTTTAATGAAAATGCATTGCCATTTAAACCTGTAACTTCATTGGGTTTATATTTAATTTGTTCGTTGATTTTTGAACCTGGACCATATGAATCTTGAATATCATCAAGTATTAAAATGCCGTATAAGTTGGTAGCTCTATTTGCGGGTACTGATTGGCTGTAGATGTCATAATATACAAGAATGGCATTAAAAGTAAATTGTTGACCTCTTTTAGCAAAATCTAATAATGACTTAATGTCAGGATTAGTATTAATCTCTTCGTATGCATTTGCATCGAATTGAATACCTACGCTGTTAGTAGCATTTGTTTGAATATTATAATAAGCACCGCTCGATAGTGTATAATCATCTACAATAGTATTCATATTAATATTCGGATCAGGGTGTGTTTGACCCTCTCTGCCCGCAATATAATCAGATGCATACAATTTAGTAGCAGTTGTATTATAATTTGTTGGTTTAAATAAAACCGTAGGAGTGTAACCTACCGAGGTTGGTACGTTAATATAAACCTCGTGAAATGTATTACCTTGATAAGCAACATCGTTCTCAACGTCGATTGTACCCAAGTATTTAACTACGCGATCGTAATTTTCGCTAGCCAAATTACCATTAACTTTTTCAGTATAATTACCCAAAAGAGTTTGGTTAGAATCTGCTACCATAAAATCGATTGCACCCAACGCAGATAACCATTTAAAGAATATCTTCTCAGCATCGGATTGTAAAACAATAGGATCGTAATCGTCATCTTGCAATAAAAGTTCTTCTAAGTTCAGCGCATAGTTCTGAAATGTTTGAGCAAAATCAACATTAGGCATGCCAGCAACATAGGGTTGCCCAGAAGCCTGCTTAAGATTTAATTCAAAATCAATTGTGTTAGAACCATTAACCGAATCAGTAAAATCTGGAAGATCTAATAAAGCATATTTACTAAACTCAAAATTTAAGTCTGAACTATTAAAGGCTCTAGTCATATCTCTCGCAGAAGATGCGAAAGCGTACATTGTGCCGCCCATTGGCTGCGGTATTCTAACTAGAGGAGTTGCCATCTATTATTTAAGTTTTGTTTTTATACTATTGTTGCCATATGAGATGAGATAACATACCATACGGTATTAAAACATCTCAATGTTACTGTTGAACCTACACTATCCAATGCAATTGAGCGCGGAGTTGAACCCAAGATAGATTTAGCATCAGATGTTACATTAATAACAGTGATTTCTTGTCCATCTACTGCAGTCGGTAAAGTGAAGTTTGCGTCGACGAAATATGTTGTTGCAGTAATCGTAGTAGGTGCATTTTGTACAGTAGGTACAGCAGCTGAACCTAAAACACCACTTTTTATTAATGATCCGCCCATATTTAATGAAGAACCAAATACTGCAGCAGCATTAAAAGTAGCACCTAAGTTATTTACAGTTAATAAATTTACTCCGCCCTGTGCAACTGTTAATGTGGCGGTAGAAACACTTGCTAAACCGCTTAACGTTAATGTAGTCGGATTTAAAAGCGCCGTAACCGATGCCAATTCATCATTTAATAGCTCGAAATTGCTATTGATAATTGGTCTTGATGAAGAAACCGAATCAGTTCCTAAAATTTCAGTAATGTTTGCCATTTTTTTGTTGTTTTTATTATTTTACTTTTAACATGTTTCTTTTTACAAGGTTTTTGTTACCGTGTGTGTCTTCCGCTTCTAATTGAATCGAATAGTATCCGGGTTCTTTAAAGATGTACGTCAGCCACATATTATTATAGTATATATCAGTGATTTTTGGGTTAGTTATATTTGTGATGGTCCACTTGGCATTTTTTCTACCTGGGAATTTTGAAATATCAGTTGAGATTGTGATATGGGTTGATCTTTCAACTTCTGCGAAATCTTTGAAGATTACAGTATCATCAAACGTTGGATTATAATGTTGAACATGTGTTTCACCCGTAACATTAGAATTAGAAGCTGGATTTATTTTATTAATAGAAACAGTTTCAAAATCATATGTTTTTGAATATTCCCAACCAACCGCTAAGATAAATCTAAACACATCACTAATATTATTGTCATCTAAGTCCTCAAAGACTGCATTAAAATTAAATTTTTTAATAATCAAATCTTGACTATCATTTAATTCATTCATGATATTTTTCCAACCGTTAACATCATTTATAGTTGTTGGAGTTGGACTAGTTATAACATGCTGACCTACGCTAATATCACCAGTGACTGGATGTTTGTGAGTTATTACTAAAGTATCTCCCTGTTGAATATCATTAATTTTAAAACTAGCCGCTAAATCAGGACCAACTCTCATATAATCCCAATTGATGTGTTTAGTATCAGTCCATCTAAATGTTGATTCGTCCCATTGGTATGGTCCAGTTGTTTCACTAAAACCGTTTTCGGAATAAATATCAACATATCTTCTAACGGTGGAAAATCTAACACCTTGATCATCCTCTAAATGTACATAATTTGCCCTATCGAGTGTTAGGTATAATGTGGCAATTGCATCTTCGATTGAAGTTTTATTATCCTGTGGTGAATTCCAATATCCACCTGATTTATCCCATGGCAATGACTTATCATTCCATCTTAAATCATTTAACCACTTGTAAATGCCATACAATTCTAATTTTTTAAGATTGACTTGAATAACATCATTCTTTCTATAGTGCGATCTATGCCCAAATAGATCATATGTTCTCATCTCTACGCTGTAAGTGTCAGCATATGGTAATATCAGTGGTAATACTAAGTAGTCATCAATGGCGCCTCTGTATGTTTGGTTGTAACCCCTGTCTTTACTTGTAATGACCCATTCAATCTCATACACCCAAGCTTTCCACCAATCGTTCCAAGTTACTAATAAGTTTGAGTTGGGATTATGAGCATCTTCCCATGTGAAATTAGCCTCGTCCCAAATATCGTCAAACGACTCGGTACCATCTAATAAAATTGGACAACCGATTGGAATATTAGGGTTATATGAATGTAATTCTCTATCGTGATATGTTTCGTAAAACGATTTAATAATAGTTTTTAACTCTACTCTTTGTTCAGTGCTCAATGTATCCTCATTACCAATTCCTAGATTTAGGAATAAATCATAATTATCGGCTAGATCATTTTGATCTAAAATAGGTTTTAAGACCATTGATAGATCTTCTATATAGAGCTGTCTACCTTGAGGTAAAACATTAAATCTAATATCATGGCCCTCACTAAAGAAATTAATACTATTTTGTATGTTCCAAACATTTAGATTTCTTTGCGTAAAATAATCACCTTCAGCTGTGATGTCGATAATCTTAGCTTGCAGTGGCAAATACTCTTTTTGTAGTTTGGCCTTTAAACCATATAGTTTAATTAAAACTTCTTCAGGTGTATAATCAAATGTTTCAGTTACATTAGGAATATCCCATTGATCAAACGTACCGTTAGGTTCATTTAATCTATAAACAAGACTAAACTTGCTAGTCTTCTTCATTGTACTAGAAGGTAATTTAAACTTTAATTTCTTTCTAGTCATTTCACCTCTAACCGAAGAGTGTGGAACCGGCACTGCAAATAGTTTACCAAAGTTCTTAGTAGAATTATCTACATTTAACCAGTATTCTTTTAATGTAATTTTGTCATAACCAAAGAAATCGATGGCATTCAAAATAGCTTTATAAGTGCCAACAAATGGTTTAATATTATGTAATTCTAAAAGAAGTTCTTTTCTTTTTTGATTCAATAAAATATAATCAGGTGACATTTCGCTAATGTCATGATCCTTGAATAACATAAAGTCCGACTCAGATAAACTAGCTCCAAAATTTTGTAATAAAACCTTAAGTCTTTCGTCCTCCGCAACCACCTCACCATAAAATTCAATTTGAGCCAAAAGAGTTTTAACTCCATCGGCCAAATGATATACATATAAATTTCTGGCATGTGGACCGGCTTTAGTAGAACTTAATGTTACATTTAATTGAATAGCAGTGTTGTCTATTAAACTTAAATGCTTAATATCGTCTACTACACTATTAACATGAGACCCGCTAAATAAGTCGACTGAAACAGTTTTTAGTTGTTTAATAGTTGGAATGTTTCCAGAATTATCGATATCATATAAAATAATATCTTCACTCTCAGATGGTTCGGTCTGCTTCCATTCAAATATGAATTTTTCAGAACCTAAACCTTCAGCTACTGGGAAATTTATATTTGGATCTCCGTTGAATAAACACTCTTCCAAGATAAATAGGTTTACACTTTCGTATAAACCTTCAGAAACCTCAGGCAAAAACACCGTTCCTTGATAAACTCCCGAAATATCTTTCTCAAAGTTTAAATCATACTCTAGGCCTCTAAAAAATCTTAAGTTATTATACATTATCTAGTTTGTTTATCGTCAGGTTTGACGGTATAATTTTTATATTTTTTCAAATATCTAGCACTTTTTAATAGATTTAAAACAGCATCACTCATGAACATCATAAAATGTTGCATTGTCTCATTTCTTTGAATATGACCAGATACAGCTCTGCCTAAAAATTCACCAGGTGGTAATTTTTCATAATCATATCCAGAATTTAATCTTTCATCCTTTCTGGTTTTATGAAAATCATAACGTCTTTCTCTAGCGTAGCCAAATAAATTATCAAATAATGCCATTATCTAAGTGCTCTTCTATTTCCTGCCTGTAATCTAGTGTAAATTGTTCTAGGTACTGGATCAGCTTCGAAGTTTATACTAACTGCTCCTTCGGCGTTTAACATTACATCATCTTCGATCACATCTCCGTCTCTGTCCATCCAACCGCCTCTAAATACAGCAACTTCTTCTTTTTCCATAATAATATCACCCCACTGATCTAAACCTTTAACAGTGTATGGAATTTCGGTGTTAGCATCGACTGGTACAACTTTGACGTCTTCTATTCTTTTAAAGAAAACATATTTTTGCTTACCATTACCGACCGTTTCTAATGTCACCGGTTCTTGTGGAACTACGCTAACATTAACAGATTCGTAATAACCCAATCTTCTTGCAGTTTCTTCAGTTTCAGAAATAAATCTAACATTAACCGCATCAATACCTTCAATCTCTTCTAAGATATAAATAATGTCTGATTTTGGTAATTTGTCTCTTCTTGTAATATTCAATAAATAATCAGAAACTTTAGATCTAACTTGATTGTAGATTTCTTGTTTAGTGAAACCTTCGAAATATCTAATATTAATATCCATGCTATAATATCTGATTTGTGGCTTAACGAAAACAACTTCAGTTGTCACCATTTGTTGACCGCTATCTTCTAATACTTTATGCATAGCATCATATTCACCTTGATCAAAGAACATTTCTTCCTGGGGTAAACTAAAATAATCTTGGTTTTTAGCCAGCTTTTTCTTAACGTCTGGCACCGCAAAAATATAAATCACGTTATCGTCATCTAAATATTGATCATCAGTCGTATTGTATGCATCAATATAAGAGAACATATTATATCTTGATAGGAAATATTCGTAATTATCAGGTGTTGCTAAAACAAATGACTTTGAAGCCAATGGTGTCATGATCTTTGTAAACTGAGTGTTCTCTCTATCACTACCCATTTTAGGTGATGAAGTAATAGTAACATCTAAAAATTCATTTAAATCATGTTCGGTTCCATTAGAATCCGTGCCTTCTCCGTCCCATTTAATAGTTAAATCTGGTGAATCATCTAAATTACCAGATAAACCAGCATGTTTAATATACTCCACTTGAATGCTAGCGCCCTCAGGCGGTACCATACCAAAACTACCGTTACCAAAATAAATATCTAAACCGCCACTGATTCCTGTTTTAATTAAATATGCTTTTTCGTTTGCACCTAAATCATACAAAGATTCGTGTTTAGTCCATTTTTCTCCATTTACACTTACACTTACTTTGCTATGATCAGTAATACCGCCCGTGTTAATGTTAAACGATTGTAATTTTTGACCGCCTGAAGTTACAGTTTGTTGTTCAAATTCTCCTTGAATAATAGCGGATTTAAACGAAGAAAAATTACCCTTTTCTAATTTAAATTTATCAATAGAATTTAACAATGTATATGTTAATCCATTTGCGTCAAATATTAATTTAGCCCTACCGTCAATGTTCAACGTATTACCCGCTATTTTAGACATATCCGCTCCGGGTTTCCATCTAAATTCAATTTCTCCAGTGGCAGCAAAACCTCTAGTCGCATCGTGACCAGTTAGTCTAGACATACCATAAATGGATTCAGGTTGTTGTGCAGTGTAAATATTTTGTTCAACTACAGAATCTTCAACATAAAACATAATTAATTCCGACATCTCAGCCAATACACTAATAATCTGTGCAAAGGGGGATGCCGTAGTAAATAGTGTTCCTGCTCTATTATACACTCTAGAAATATACGTTCTAGCATCTTCTCTGATGTTACCAGCAGTAATTCTAAGTGTATTTAAAAATTTTAATTCAGCCATTATCTATGTATACTTTTTTAGTACATGTTTATTTTAACAGAATATCTACTATCAATAGTGATATCTATAAAAGCAATATCTCTAACTGTACCTTTAACGAAATCCACCTGTACATCTAGATTATATTTTTGAGCCAACGGACAATGTGTATTTAATTGATTTACAATTTTGCTACGAATATTATGCTCGTTTACTCCTAGTTCATACACAAGTTTCTCTAAATCACATCCAAAACCAGCATCACCCATCACTTCGCCACTATTAGTAAATAGAATAGTTTGAATTTGAGTGATCAACATTTCTATTTCACTATTAGTTTGAACCTGTGTTGGGTCGTAATTGGGATCAGTAGGATATTTTATGTATAATTCCATTTATATATGTATCTTGTTTATTTAGGTGTGCATCATCCAGTCTACACCTTCATCGCCCTTAATTTCTTCTTCAATTGCTGCAAGTTCATCATCGCCCATAGATTTGATAGCATCATAATCAAAATCAACATTACCGGGTAATGCAAATTTAAAGATACCTAATTTTGTACCAATAGACTGTTTGATCTTAGCACTTACATATCTAAAGAAAATCTCATCTTCAAACAGTGCACAATCAGGAATTGTTTCGTAAATTTCTAGGATCACATCACCTTTAGGTGTATCACCCAAGAATTTAAGTTCTCCTGTTAATTGCGAGTATGAATATGAAATTGGGTTTTCTAGGATTTGTCTGGACAGATCTGCCATTGAAGCATTCAATACATAATATTGCAATTCTTCTGCAGCCTCAGCCATACCAGAACCTTCATACATACCTCTAAATAACATTCTCTCCATTGAGAAGTCACCACCTGATTGGAATCTAAGATCCAATCCACCACCTTGACCATGGAAACCAGATGCTAAGTCGTATAAACCATAAACAGAGAATACGCCACCGCCACCGTCTAAACCTGGGCCTGGCAAATTAAGTGTTCTGTGCGATTTAAAATAATCGCTACTAAATACACTATTAGGAATGTGATACAAATTCTCTTTCACAGAGTATTCATACTTCTTATAAAACCATTTTTTGGCTCTTTTAGTTATATTAATAATCTCTTTTTGTGGTAGATTAATAGGTACCATACATGCTCCAGTAATATCATCAGCAAGCTCGTCCAAAAATGCATTTAAACAATTTGGATCGTAATATCTTCCAGTTAATAAGTCATTGTTAGACCCGCTTCTAATTTCACTCATTTTATATTATTTTATTTTTTTACTTACTACAACTTCAGTACCATCAAATCTAGCACTGTCACTGATGAACCCCTCTCTAAAGATTCCACCGGTCATTTTACCTTTAAACATTGTATCTCTACCAGCAACATAGCAATTAACCAGTTCACAACTACCATGTGTATATGATGATTCTACTTTAGAGTCTTTAACGACTGTGCCCTTGTACAAACTGCTTAGCATGATAGCAGAACCAGTAACATTACAGCCATACATACTGCAGTTAGTAATATTTCCAGCTAACTCACAATCCATGAATTCAAAGTTTTCCAATAAATATACTGTTGGGAATTTACCGTCTTTTATTTGTACTGCAGAATAATCAGAATCGTAATTAATAATACCCTCTTCCATGCTACCATTAACGATAAGGTCCATTACTCTATTTTTAAATCTATCCCAATGCACCTTTATAATTTTTGGATCTTCTTGTAGATCTGCCAATATTTTTATTTTTGGCCAATGTTCAGACACCTTAGTGTAATCTCTGAGCATTTCAACAATAGGCTGATTTCTATTAATGATCTTCTGTAATTCAATTTTATTTTCTGGTGTAAATCTAGGATCATTGCAAGAATTCCACATTTGTACCAAAAATCTTTCAGTCAAATATAGAATATCATCGGTTTTTTTCTCATAGCTATCTCCACCTAAATATCTAAATTCTAAATAGTTTTTCTCTTTCTTAGAAAAATTAATACCATAGTATTTAGTGTCAGCAAATTTAAAATTGTTTGAGGATATTTGATCAGGGTTAAAATGATATGCATCCCATTTTGGCATAATCCATTTAATACTTTTGGCATAAGCAGATTTTTCTCTATTCGGGAAGAATTTATAAACCTGAGATTCATCAAAATCTAAAATAAACTTAAGTACGTTCATTTTAGAAATAAGATCCTTATCTTCTAGATATTGTTTATCAAAAGAAAGATTAATGTGAATAGATGCTCTATCATTGGTATATCCATTATCAGATATCCACTTTAACATCTTAATTACCATAATTCTAGCATTTCTATATGGTAAAGCACCTGTAACCAACTCAATTAAACCTTTACCGCCCGACATATCGGGTTCCATTTTAAACTCTTCCGGAGAAGGTTGAAAATCGGAATGAGCCTTGTCTTCTAATCTAATCTTTCGATCTAGAAGCTCCATTAAGCTTTTTCTAGTAGCTTCTAGATCGAGATTAGAATAAAATTCAAACTCAACACCCATTAGTGCCGCGTTTAAGATTGATTCTCTTGAAGAATCAGGTGTTAATTTTTGCATATTGAGATTATGATATTATTGTTTCAATATATATCACACTCTCGTTGTGATAGTTATTAGGGCATTTTTAAAAATACCTTCATAGATTCTGCATCAATTCTAGTGATCTGTACTGTGATAGGATCACCATTTTTAAATACTCCCATAACCTCTTCACCAATGTCGCTCACGTGTAATAAACCTGTTACGCCTTCTTCAATTGTAATGAATATACCGTAATCTTTTTTAGTTTTAACTGTAGCCTCTACAATCGATGGAATTTGATATCTACTTGTAATATCAGACCATGGATTTACTGTAATATTTGCCCTTTGAGTTAATGTGATCTTAGTATCACTGATGATATCTTTTACCATAAATGAAATTTCATCACCCGGTAAAATTTGTCTAGCTTTGAATTTATTAGCAGTTTCTTCATCTAAATCATTAGTATGAATCATACCGGTTAAACACTTATTGAATTCTACGAATACACCGTATTTAGCAGTACCTGTTACGTTACCCGTGATAGTTTCACCCTGAGACTCTCTTAATGCTTCGATTTCGTTAGGTATTAAAGCTTGTAAATATTTTCTATGAGATACAACTAGGGTGCCTCTTTCTGCTGAGAAACTTACGGGTACAACATACATTTCTGTACCGATAATAGAACTGAAGTCGTGTAATTTATTAATACCGGCTAAAGAACCTGGCATAAAACATTCTACACCTTGAACGTTTACCATATAACCTCCGTTTTCGATCATATTAGTAACTCGACCGATCCAAGCTGTACCTCCAACCTCGACTGCTTCTCTAAGATCCATGAATACCTTTTGTTTTACTCCACCACTAATAGTACCTAAAACGTGAGAATTTTTTGCAGTTTGTGTAATCAATACTGCTGTTTTATCACCAGGACTTAACGATTGAATTTCAATAGGTTCCTTTTCATACTTAACATACACAAGTTCTCTATAGCCCACGTCAACACTGATAAAATCTTTGCTAACTGCATAAATGGATCCTTCATGAATTTCGCCAACATTTAAAATGCTTACAAATTCACCACTTGATCTGTCGAACGAAGTAAGAATATCATACATCTCTTGAGCATATGACTCTCGAGAGTATACCTTGTCTCCGTTTTGGGTTTTAATGTGTGGGTTTGGTTTTCTCAATCTAGAAGGACAAGTAGCTTCATATGCTTCCCACATGAATTGTCCGTTTTCGTCATAGAATTGATCTGATGTGTTTTGAAATTGGTCGTCTAATTTTAGTTGAAAATTTGTTTCTTCGACCTCGGGTTGGTTAGCGTTTGATTCACCAATTCTAACTCTTTTGTTTTTTTCGTTGTTCATTTAATTTTATATTAAAGGTGTAATATAGTATATATCTGTTCACTTTTTAGAATACCACAGGTACAAACCCTATCATGGGCACTGGACCAACTGGAGTTGGAATACCTCCCAGATAAAGTAGTTTAAATTCTAATAAATGTAATGCATAAGCTGCAGCAACCGCAGTTGAAACTGCTAATGCGGGAGCCTGTGGCGCGGGTATCTTACTAAAAGTTTTACCGGTATTCCACGCTCTTCTAAGATTTTTAGCCAATCTCTTTTTTCCGCCATAATAAATCGGTATATAAATACCAGTCAGTGGCGGTGGGATTAATGCAGGTGTCATAGATGGCGTCGGCGCAAAAGGTTTGACTAAGCATGCATACCAATATGCAATAGTTATTTCTGCCATTTCTTCATATGGATCTCCACCTGGCCAATTATAATCTATATCAGTATCCTCTTCTGCATCATCACATTCTTCAGCCGCTTTTTTAGCATCAATAACTTGTTGTCTTTGAAATTTAAAAATAGTACCACCACTTAAAGGGTCGATAGCTATAATATCTTCGGGTGTTTTAACACTGCTCATTGCATTGGGTATTAATCTCCAATGTATATCATATTCTATTTTTTCATATTTAGCCTCGACATATGAATTATCTTTTTTCCACCAAATAACTCGAGTATCTTCATTTACACCGTATTTAAAATCATTTTTAGTTGAACTATCATATGAAAATAGAGTTACAACATGATCAGTTAAAACCTTTGGTCTTTTACTAGGATATTCGGGTAAATTATTTTCTCTATCAAAAGAAACTTGAATTTTATATTGAGATAATGGGCATTCTGGATTTTCCTTAGGATTATAAGGCCATGGTTTTTTACTTAGGTTGCCAGCAGATGATTCAAACAAATTGCTAACACCATCGACCAATTTTGCCCAATCATATCCAGCGTCACCTATATCCTTTCTAGCTCTTTCGCTCACATTAACGTATGGAAATCTACCTACAAAATAAGTACCACCAAAAGCCTTCTGTGCGTCAGATAAACCGCTGTACTTTTTCTTACCGAGGCTAGTTGCCCATAGTTTGTATTCATCTTTCTGTGCTTGTGTAGTCAAAGATTCATACTGTTGTAATAATCTATTAGTAATTAAAATAATTAGATCATCGATTGTTTCTTTGCCGTCTAAACAATGAAATTCAAAAAATTTAAATTTATATAAATTTAAAGATGTGTCATTTTTATGATCTTCTAAAAATTTATTAAATTTTTTTTGTTGTTTCTTTTCTTCTTCAATTGGATCTGGTGGTTCAATTGGATCTGGACAAAAATCAGCATAAGCTGGATGGGACTCTTTACCCATTTTAATTATATTACCATCTTTATCTTTTTGATCCATTAACGGAATATCTCCTTCTTTTAACATTCTTTCAAATATTAAACCATAGCCTTGTTTCAATAAAAGTTCAGCCGCCGGATTATTTGTGTGAACTGCTCCAAGCGGAGTCATAGCCAAACTCTTAACAGCTTTAATATATCTTTCAGCTACTCTAACACCAAAATCATATCTACCGCTCAATGGATTTAAATTAATCGCATTGATCATCGATGCTGGATTGGTGATTAAAGCAGCATTGGCTGGATTTCCAGGTTTAATGGATTCAACTAATTCTTTCGATGGAGGAAAAATAGGAACTTGATCTTTACCAACTTTTGGCATATCATATGAAACTAATGCACCGCCAGGTTTAGTAAAAGACTGGCTTGCAATGTCGTTCGCTAGATTCGTGATGAATATGGGCCACAGTGCAGGCATCTTTACTTATTCTTTTGTTGATAGTTAATATGTGTACTCGATAATTTTCCTACGGTAGCTGGAGTTGGTGGCATAGGTGGTCCCGACGGTCCAACACCTGTTGGGTGAATGTGTGCATTATAGTCATCAAGTAAGGCTTGTAACCAATCCTGTAATGATTGACCTCTAACAGCGGGTTCAGTCTCATCTGCTCCTGGTTCACCAGTGTTTGAGACGAATATATTTCCACAGTCTAAGAACATCTTAGCGTCTGTGCTAATCTTAATAAATCCCTCTTCGTCCATTTGGATAATAGGTCTCTCTTTAGCACCAGTGCCTCGAGTAATAACAAGACCATCCTCGGGTGAGTGATAGATTCTAACGTTACGTACAGCATCATAGACCAAAGACACCACATCATGCGGTGCATCAGAAGCTTCTAGAATGTCTGTCTTTAGGTCTTTGTTTTGATCAATCTGAAACCAGTATTCAGGGTGATAAATGTTACCATTATCAAAACGAACGGCAACAATGTCACCAACCCTTGGCACAGCATGAGCACCAACTTGGTCGCGGTTCATTGGTGTTGCCCACGGAATAGCATCATCAGTTAGTTTGTCAAACTTACCATAAACTTTTACTTTACATCTTCCATTTAACAATGGATCCTCGTTTACGACTACTTCTCCCAACCAATGCGTATCTCTTAAATTATCAGCATATACTTCGTTAGCCATTATTTATATACATTATCGTTTAAATTACCATCTGGACTGCTGTCAATACCGGGTTCATGAATTCTACCGGGTGAAATAGGTTGATTTTGTTCAACTGGTGACGAATCATAAACGTTACTATTCATAGAACCATCTGGTGTACTATCAACCGCTTCACTATCATATACATTATTAGCTCCCTTTTCGTATTCTCTTTTAGAATTTTTCATACCGTATTTAAAGCCTAAATTTGCTAGACCGTTTATACTACCCGCAGCAAGAGCGTCCTGAACAGATCCAAAGATATCCAAGCCTTTATCAAAGCCATGTACATTATCACTTAACATCCTTTTAAGTCGATTCATGCCAGCGTTGACTAATGCGTCCGCTGCACTCGCCAGAGGACCTGTTAATCTTTTTGGATAAACTGCACCTAGTGGATTATTACCAACCCCCGGTAAGCTATCTTTTATATTATTAAATCTATTTACCATAGATCCTGCAATTCCATTTACTTTATCTGCAATTGCGTTTTGAGCATTAGCAAAGGGGTTAAACGGTTGATCAGGATATAATCCATCGGCCGGTTTCAGTGGAGTAGGAGGTATTAAATTTTCATCTAATTCACCTTTACTTGTGATATTTGGACCGAATTTTTGACTTTCAACATGAACTTTTTGCCAAGTAAAACTAATTTTAGGTTTTTTCATTTCGGCTTGTTTACTCAAATCAGCCAACATATCGGCAATTGAATCTTGTTGCCATTCACAGAAATTTAATTCAAACTTAATAAATGGCATTGATTCTGCGGAAAAATTAGTCACATCTGGGTTAAACTTCGCACCTGTTCTAGTACCTGATTCGGCTCCTCTATTCTTAAAAATCTTAATGGATTTTGTATCATTTGTAGGTGCCATATTTGCACCAAATAAGTTTTTATCTCTAGCCGTTTTATCTTGTTGAAAAGTTCTAACTTCAGAAACTATTATCCAAACTCTAAAATGTCTTAAATTTTTTGGTAAAATTTCAACAAATCTTTGGTAATCATAGACTGCATTTTTATATAATGACATTAGACCAATCGCCGTTAACTCAATATTCTCTTCTAAACACTCAATTTCAATCTTCGGCGATTCAGAACCTCTCCAAGGCTCTTGCATTTTACCATATGTTTCGGTTAATTCTAGACCGTTAATCTTTGAAAAAAACCAAGGCATTTCTCTGTTGATTTTAAGTAAAACGTTCTGAAAGGCTTCTAGCCTAACAGCATATTTAGTGTCCATCCAATCATCAACAAATTTAGTAAGATATTCTTTAGCTGGACCGGCGAATAGAGGAGAGTGTTCCCTGTCCACTGTATCGAACAAGAAAGAAAAGCTAAGATAAGTAGGGTCTTCATTGACCGTTCTTACGACAGCTCCTTTTCTAAATTGGTTAATATGTGTAAAGTCAGACATATATTATGTATCCTTATTTTTCGATTACGGTTACCATGGTTTGGTTGGTAAAAGTTTTACCTTCAGCTTTAATTGTAATTATAAGAGGATATGTACCATTACCAAAGCTACCGGTTTGAGATAAGTCTAATACCCAAGTACCGTCCTTTTTAAGTGTCATACCGCTTCCAGCACCAATAATAGTATCATCTAAATCTGCTTCCCAATCATCAACCGAATCTAATTCTTTATTAGCAGTCCAGGTTCCACCAAATTTAGCATATGTATTTCCTGATCCCCATATACTACTGGCATCTTCTTCGGAACTAGTAATTGTAAAACCTATTTGAATATCTAAATCAACATCGGGTGTTGGAGTAGGCGTTGGAGATGGTGTTGGAGCTGGTGTTGCGGTTGGCAATCCTTCAGGTGTAGGTTCGGGGCTATTTTTCTTAATATTTTCAGCTTTTTCTTCATCACTTGCACCCTCCAATCCAGGTGGATTAATTAGGTTTTCAGTTCTAGTAGGCCACTCTCTTCTTAAAAGAGTTACAACCTGAGTAGTCTTATTACCTTCTGCTTTATAAACAATATCTTCGATCAAATAATAACCTGATAAAAATGTATCTAACGCTTGATTAGGTTGTCTTTCAGACTCTTGAACGTCTTCGGCCACTCCTAAATCAAACGGTTCATCTTTATCCATACCTAAATCTTTTTTATCACCCTTAATCCTTTCGTTTTGAGCTATCTCAGATGGATTAGTAAGATACATTAAGACTGGTATTTTTTGAAATTTATACAAAGATGGATTGAATGAATTTAAAGTTACTTTAAGTTTCATTTTAGCCACTTCAGCCGAGTTTTGAGCTGCATGCATTTTTGAAAAAGCATGGTTGGGATGAACATTACCAAGGCCATCTTCCCCAGCCTCTTGTCGACCCATATACTTATACTTAATTTGTTCAGTGTGCCTAGTATCGTTTCTATTACCTTTTAGTGGTTCCTCTAATTCCCTTAGGTTCTTACTATTTAATGGCTGAACTCTGAATTCTTGTTTTTTCTTGTCACCATTATTGTCATAAATAACAACCTCTCTTGCATAACCAAACGTTGCACTAATTAAACTAGAATTATTAATAATTTCATGTGCCTCGACAAATGAGTTTTGACTCATAAACATCACATGGTTTGTTAACATTAATGGCACCTCAGTATTATCTCCATTTTCTGCATCTTTGGCAGATTTAGCATCTGGCGTTGTTGTGCTCGAAACCGAAGAGAGTGATGCTGCAAATTCTTCAATAGGCGGATTAGGAGAATTAAATAATGCGTTAACATCAATATAATTCAAATAATAATATGGATCAACCCACCATCTTTGAAATGATTCCTCACCAATATAGCTACTCTTAACTATAGATTGTATAAAATCAAAATAAGGTTCATACGCCATAATTCTGGCCTGATTGTCATTTGTTTTATCAATATTTGTAGCTAATCCTAATTTTAAATCTCTTGCAATTTTTTCAATGTGATCTAGTGAGCTTCCACTAGGAAGACTAACACAATCTTCAGAATATAATTTAGGAATTTTACAATAACCAGAAATAGAAAATTGAGCATTTCCGACATTACCTTCTTTAGGTGATTCACATCTACTAATGTCAAAATCCATATGAATGGATTTAAAAGTTTCTTGATTCTTAGAATTTATTAAAATAGTAAAATAATCACCGTCTCTTGGATAACTACCTACCTTAAATTTGCCAGCGCGATCCAGCAATTCTAAGTTACATATCGGTATAGGAGCAGTTAGATTTAATTCAAATGATTTAATATCTCCGGCTTGAAATTGATAGCCATTAATCAATACGATCGGATGCATCGTACCAATAACACTAGTTTGCTTATATCTAGGTTCTTCACCAGATTCGTCATTTTTATTCTGAGACTCATCTAGTTTTTCTTCTGCTAATGCATCTATCTTTATTTCAGTAGGTCTGATTTCAGGTTCAACTACCGCTAAAATATTGTTTGATATTTCCATAATCTATTATTTAGCACAAGGTGAATCAGGATTATTAGTAGGATTATTGTCCTTTGGTTTTGGAGCAGAGCCATCTGGTTTACTTCCGCCAAGCTTATCGGCTGCATCTATTTTACCAGCACCGCCTGCGCCCGTTCCACTGCCGCTACTCTTAAATTTACCACTATTATTTTCTAATGCTTTTTCATATATTTTACCAGCGCCAGTCTGTGATACGTTTTCTACCTGGGTGTTATCATTTTTATCAATTATTAGATCAGCCTCAGCCATTTTTCTTGGCATAATTTCTTCTGGTGAAATATCTGCTAAAATAGATTTAACCACAGGATCGGTCTGAACGTGCATACCCAATCTAACATTAGTTCCATCGAATTCATAGTTCTTTTTACCCAAAGGAATTACATTAGGTGGCAATAAATTCTCTTTATTATACTTTTGTTTTAATGCTTCAACCCTTCTTTGATCAGTTTTACTTAATCTCTTTGTTTGTAAAAATTGATTCTTAATTGGATTATCTTCATACATTTGCGGAGAATCCAATTTATAATAAGGAGAATCATTCATTAGAATCCACAATTCTTCACCGGGATTAATTGAAAATGGATCAGATATACCATTAAATTTTAATATTAAATCCAAACCATCTGTTGTTCCAAAATATTTTGTAGCAATTCTATCAGGTCTTACGATATCGTCTTCAGTTACTCTGTGTTTTGCTACTATAAAAAAATTAGCAGGATTTAAGCTTCTAAAGAGCATAGTCGGTTGAGCCAAATTTAATTTGGTTTTATCAGTACCTTGACTCTTGTTTTTAAATACTTTAAATTCCATCTTAGTTTTTTAATTTTATCCAGCTGACATATCTGACAATCTAGAAACATATGGTGCATTTGACAATAGTTTGCCCTGACCTGTTTTACCACCATATGCATCGACGTTAACCATTGAGTCGATATCAATACCACCTTCGCCGTCTTTCCAATCTGGTTGTAAATACATTCTACCTCTACCAGCGTTAAACATTGATTCTATTTCAGTTTTATCTCTTGGTCTACCAGGTTTTAATGTTATAACTACTAACATTTTTGTAGGAAATCCTTCAAAACTTAAAGGACCATCAAAACTAATTTCAGTATCTTGTAATGCTAAGTTACCACAAACCATAATAGGATTCATAGGATTACCAACAGTTAGGTGCCATTGACCGGTTGGATCACCAGTTAAAAACGCTTTAATTACATCACCACCCGAAGGTCCACCCATTAATTTCATTAAACCACCTCCGACAATATTTTCTAGAATACTAGAATCACCTATAATTTTATTAATACCGGCCTTATTTTTAATGTTACTTGCAGTTTTCTTAAGTTGATCTAGAAAGTTTCCACCCATACCGGCAAGAGTATCAGCGATAGAACCTAAATAACCAGCATAATCTCCAGAAGCTAATTTACTCATATCACCGAATGGTTTACCAGTACTTCCAGAACCACTAAATCTAGTAGCACCTCCCCAGAAAGGTGCAGAATTATATGTCAACGCTAATATATTAGACATTGTATCCATAAATGCAACCTTAGGACTTGTACCAGGATATGCCTTAAGATCGTAGTGAAAACTTAATTTAAATTCTTGTTCAAATTTTAAACCCTTATCTCTGGCCAAAACTTCGTCAATAATATTAAGAGGGCCAAACACCTTATTAGGGTATGTTTCTTTAGCGTGGTCAACGTTACCAACTTTTCTTAGTGTAGCGGCTTGAACCGAAGTGAATCCATTTAGACCTGCTTCTGCACCAGCTAACCAACTTCTATTATCAATAAAATCGCCCACCTTACCTCTATCAGATTGTCTTGATTGCGCATCTTGAATTTCTGATTTAGCTTCTGACCATTTATATCCAGTTTTAAACTTAAGAATTTCTTTTAGATCATTACCTAATGCCGGAGAAAGCCAAGTTACTGCTCTAGCCAAGTCAGGAGAAGAGGCATCCATGTCTGTCTTACCGTCTTTTTGTTTAACAGTTGGATCTAATAAGTCATCGCCCACTGGATAGGCAAACCTCCTAAGAGTAACCAAATAATCATTGGATATTTGACCATAGTGTTCCATTTGAATAAAATCACTATACTTATAAGAAAATGCTGCACCACCAGTTTCATTAGAATATTCTACAATATTTCTAGCAGTTGGATTATTAATTCTATTTGATCCCAGGCCACTAAACACTGGTCTATTGTAATCAGTACCATTAGTAGGCTCTACAGAACCATACGTTTGTCCGGTTCTATTTCTATATTTCATTAAAGTCCAGTTGTTAAACAAAGATCTAGGTGCTTTTCCTAAATTAACTTCATCTCCTTTTGTTTCAACTTTGTCACCTCCTTCACCACTAGTTACCTGATTAATAAGATATGTTCTAGAATCTCGACCGTTTTGTGGATAAAGAGATTGTCCTTCAGTTGCTGGACCGAAAACATTTTCCTCACTTAGTGTAGTCTTGCCAGTACCTGTTAAATTTTCAGGTTGTGGCGGTGTTTGACCTAATGCTTTTTTCTTAGGAGTTGTACTTTTAACTTCTTTGCCAGTCTTTTTATCATTGTATACGTACTGAGTAGTTTCTAAACCCGTAGTAGCATCAACGACCTTAAGAACTTTCTTAAAAACATAATTTAAATCATCACTAAAATCACTCATGAGAGAATACGTTATTTTTAATATATATCTACCTAATATGGTAGGATAATATATTTATACCCACTCCACGTTATCCATTTCGTCGGTTTCTGGTCTATATAATAAATTATCCGCCCACTTGGGGTCTTTTGGATATTTATCTCCTAAAAATTTCTGTAGAGATTTTATATATTCACCCTTAGTGTGCCAATAAAATTCTCCGTCTCTATAAACGGATCTATTGACCAATTCGTACAACTCTTTAAGTTTCATTTCAATGTGAAACGTTTGAATTTTATTAAATAGCTCTTCTTGTTCGGCTCTGGTTCTAGTGCAGAAAACTGAATCTACTACGATTAAGTATTGTTTCCATTTTTCACCATTAAAAATATTATTTTCAATATCTTCAACTGTTGGGTACAAAGCTCTTTTGAGATTCATCTTAGTGTCGGCTCCTTCAAAATTTTTAATAAATCTACCGCCGAAAAGATTTTTCTTTAAAAAATAAACAGGATCATAAAATTTCTTAATCCTTATTTGATATTGTGGATTGACGTCATCGAATTTAACGTCATAAATAGTTGCCCTAACTGGAATTAATAAGTTAGGTTGTTGTGTTGTAGAAATCAGGGCGTGAATTTGATCGCCCTTAGAAAAGAGTTTATGTTTAATCATTGTCTATAAATCTAACATTATCAAATTTACTCAAAACACCTTTTTTTGGAAAATCACATCTATTAATTACCAATAAATCTAATTCACATTGATCATCAATCATAGAGTTAATAAACTCTCTAAAATTGCTGACTGTTTCCGCACTTAAGGTTTTAAACATATAAAGGATCTTGATGTTCTCGCGATCATCAAGATCCATTAATGCTTTTTGAATAGTTTTTCTAATGTAGATAGAGACAATTATGTTAGAAGGTTCAGCATTATCCGGATCGCTTTTAATTAAACGATTAAAGATGTCATAATAAGACACGGTAAGATCATAGTCACCGTTTTTAGATAACTTATCGAATTCCGTCCTAGTTTTACACCAAACTCCTTCTATTTTCAAGTTCATTCCTTTATTAGAGACTCAAGTCTTTTAATTTCTTTTTCTAAAGATTGAATCTTATTTTTTATTTCAGTGTTGGAACCAGTGTATTTAATTCCCCATCCAATGTGAATATGAAGACAATCTGAATCCAGTTCTGTTCCAATATCTAGACCTAAATCAAAAATAATGTCCTTTAAAAACTTAACTTGATTAGATCGCTTCATAGGACCAGTAAACTCATAAACGTGTCTAGATTCGAATTCTTCTCCTCCTCCGTTTACGTTGTCATCTACAAGAGTTTTAATAACGCCATTATCTGCTGGCTCTATAGCGATACTTAACATATGATTTATTGTCTAGAAGCCCTTAATTCTGCGGCTTTTTTGGTTAATGCTAAAGCTTCTTTTTTATCTTTACGATAATTTTCTTTGGTTGAAGTCCATCTAATTGCTGTAGCTTCTTCTAAAAGAGCGATTTCTTCAGCATTGTAACCCAACTCATACCATGTTTCTTTCATGCTTTCTAACTTAGCTTCAAAATAAGCTTCATGTTCTGCCTCAATTTGAGTGCGTCTGATTTCTTGAATTCTAACTCCAGTTCTAATATTCTCAGCTCTGAAATTAGCTCTAATTGGATCAAAGAATGAAAGCTTACTCAAATATCTGAGTACACCTTGTTGCTTTAATCTAAATCTACGCTCTCTGCGATTAGGAATTCGTTGAGTCTCCTGATTCTGTGTTTGTTCCATTTGTTTTGACATTATAATAGTTGTTAATAAATGATTCGATTTGTTCTTTTAAACTGTCTCTTAAATTATCTATCTGACTCTCTACGAGCGCAACAATTTGACTGTTTAAATCTTTTTTAGTGATATCCATTTGATCTTTAAGCAATGCATAAATTTCTTTAGATGGAATATTAATTTGTACTGGCATATTTGCTTTGTTTTTAGCACTCATCTTTTTCAACATCTCTTGCATCACATTAACTTCAGCCGCGGGTTCAGCATCTCTGCGAGGTCTGACTGGTGTTGCATTAGATGGTTCAGCATCTCTGCGAGGTCTAACCGGTGTTGCATCAGTTACGATAGCTCCAAAATCTTTAGCTATTGAAAGTGCTTGATCTTTATCATTTGCCGGTAATAAAAATTCATTCACTAGCTCGATGTTACATTGTGTACCGTCTGTGAATTTTAACCATTTTTTATCGTTTTGAATTTCAGATGTTTCAACAATTTGTCCAATTCTTTCAGACTTAATCCAAACATAAAATTGTCTATTTTCGGTTTTTAATTGTTCTCCCATAATCTTATTTTTTAATATCTGTAATAGTTTCATTTTGTACAAATATTAGTTTGCTATTATTATATGCAATGTCAGCAAAAGGTTTAATGAAATCATGTGATTCACTAGGACCAATAGTAGCATCAGATTTTTGAAGTCTTCTTAACCAATGTTTGCCAAATTCTTCCTCTCCCAATTCGCTTAATTGTTTTTCTAAAAAACTTACTTCAGGTAAGTATAATTTGTTAAATCCCATATCTATATTTTATTTAATTGTTTTAATTCTTTCCATGAAGCTTGGAGGGAAAAATCCCTCTTTATTTATCAAACTTCTAAAACATGCATCTAGAATATACGTCACCGCCCAATCGTCCTCATTTCTAACTGAACGACCTACACCTTGCATGATACTGATACCCGTTTTCCAATCGTACCACTCATTAGAGACTTGCATTTTTGCTTTAATTAACGGGTCGCCCAATGAAGGATATGGTACTTTAAAAAATATTTGAAATCTACTGGTGTCGTCTTTTAAATCAAGACCTTCTAACAAAGAAGGACCCATTAAAATTGCTTCTTCTTTCTTTTTGAAGATTTCTAATACATCTGCTTTTTGTTTAGAATTTTCATAGTCCATTAGTCTAAATGTGTGCTTAGAATTGGATTTTATATAATTCATAAATTCATATGATCCACAGTGGATAATACCTCGCTGGCCTTTGTGCTTACTTATGATCTGATCCATGATTTCAACTACTCTGGGTAAACTGGCTTCTCTTTCTTTAAACGAAAGTTTGTGGCGATTAACGAAAACTACTGGAGATTTATCATAATTGAATGCATTATCCATGCGAATGAATTTAGCATTCTTAATACCCATAATTCTAACAAAGGCTCTAGGATCCCCAATAGTAGCACTCATGAATACTTTAAATCCAGCCTTTTCATGTAAATATTTGTTGATCATTAAGCTCTCTTCGACACACATGAATTTGGCCTCATTTTCATTTTGATCCAAAACCATTTTATTAACACCGACTTCTTTGATTAAACTCAAATAATCTTCTACTTTACAGTGTACATCCTTTAACCTATCAAAGTGTGCGAACGAGGTTTGCCAATCTTTAGGAACCTCTGAAATACCAAATCTTTTTTTGGCCATTTTATTGGCTACTTGTCTAACTTTACCGAATCCGTGTAGAATTCTTTCGAATTCACTCATTGCAGTAAAGACTTCATTTTTATCTCCTACCATCATCGTGTTAATAAGAGATTGAATTTTGTTTTTAGTATAAGCAGCTTCTTGAAAACCTTGTTTACTGGCAAATCTATTTAAAGAGACCATTCTATCGACCAAGCTCGGATCAATACGAGGACTAAAGTGACTCTGTACAATATCATCGATTCGGTGTGCTTCATCAAAAAAGACAAAGTCTCTCTGTTCGAATGGAATGGTACGTTCTTCTTGTAGCATTTTAGCCTCAACATAGTTTCGTTGAATTAACCAAAATGAATAATTAAGTAATGAAATAGGTTGATCAATAGCTCTGCGTCTATTTTGTAAATATTCACATGAATTATAACAACTTAATCTTTCTGCTTGTTCATAACCCATACCCTTGAGCTTGCAATCCCCGAGGGAAAATGGCAAACCATTCACTGAACATTCATAATTATCAACACCTTTAATAGACGGCCATCTCAAACCATATTTATAGAAATCAGATTCATACTGATCCTGAAGACTCAGGTCACTCGTAACCATGTAACCTCTATTTCCCATTTCTTTTAAGATATGAGCAGCCCACATCGCAATCAGTGACTTACCAGCACCAGTTGGTGCATCAATAACTAAAGTTGAATTAGGATCATCTAAATAAGTTTCACAAATTTTGGTAATAATCTCACGCTGTCCTTTTCTAAATTGAAAATTCTGACCAAACGTATTTTTCTCTAGTGCTAAATCTATAATTTGATCTATTCTGCGTTCCAACATATAACTTCATTTACTTCTATTCCTGCCTTTTTTAATAATTCTACCCCACTCATATCTCTATAATCCTCTGAATAATAAACTCGTTTAATACCTGCTTGAATAATCAGTTTAGCACAATCAAAGCACGGTGCAGTAGTGGTATAAAGATCGGCATTATTAGAAGTCATCGTGGATTTAGCTAATTTAGTAATAGCATTTGATTCAGCATGTAAAACCTCATGTTTGGTTACTGTCTTACTACAACATCCATCTTTACAATCATATCCCTTGTCTATTAAAATTTGAGCATGATCAGGATTATCATAGTGTCTAATTTGTAATTCTTCACACGCGTTATCAAATCCATGTGGTGTTCCATTATAACCAAATGAAACTATTTGTTCGTCTTTAACGATAATACATCCTACGCGTCGACGTTCAGCATAACTTAATTTAGCCGTTTGATAGGCTATTTGCATATAGATAATATCTACTGGTATTCTTGGCATATTTAAAGTCTATTAAATAAAAAAGGTCCATGCATTATACACAGACCCTTTAAAAAGTTTAATTCGATGATACTTAAACTCAATTAGTATTTAGGCTCTTCAATAACCTTTAATTTGATTAATTCGTCAATAAATTCAGTCATTGTCATTTTCATTGCATCAGGAATAATAGTCTTACTACCTTCTACGAAGTCAACATCATCAAAATAGTATGATTTACCATTATCTGCAGCTATAGTTATGACTTCACCTAACATTACATCACCTGGAGCTCTTCTTGCACCTGATAATGCCTTAACAGCATCTTTACCCCATGCACTAAAATAGATAACATTGTCTGGATTACTGTCAGTTCTTGTTGGATTTAAGCCCATATCAAAAAGTGCTTTTTCACGACCGCTACCTTCTGGTGCATACCAATAAGCGATCATACCTTTTGCTAATTCTTCGTCTCTACCCTTTTTAAGGCCTTCGTTGATGAATTCTTCGTATAATTTTACGTATTTCATGTTAATTTAGTTTTTTATTTTGAAGACCAAGTTTCTTTTAACTCGTCTATTTTTTTAGTAAAAGATTCTTTAACCGTATTTAAAACAGCTTCATACATTTCTGTAGTTAATTCGTCGCCTTCATGAATAATAGCATGAGACTCTTCCATTTTCTGTGCGATCAATGTAGCAGCCAAAGCGGCATTCTCTTTTAAATAAGATTCCATTGTATGATCAGGATAATCGTCCTTATGATATTCACACATTTCATCTACCATTTTATCATAGGCTTCTTTTAACATTTCAGAAACTGGTTTTACCTTTTGGTCATCTTCAGCCTCTTCTCCACCTGCAGCCTCTTCCTCTTCTTCTTTGGCTTCTTCATCGGGGCTTTCTAGTTCTTCATGTTCTTTTGATTCTTCGTCGTCATCATCGTCATCGTCGTCATCGTCGTCATCATCAGATTCTTTGGCAGTGCCTTTGATTTTTTCTTCATCGTCGTCATCTGATTCTTCACCTTCACACACACATGGTTCTTCACCACATGTTTCGCAAAGCTCGTTGGTTTCTTCAGCGATTTCTTCGCTATTCTTCAAGTTTTTACTAATAGCAAATTCCTCGAAAGATAAAATTTTCTTTGTCATAATACAATATTATTTTATTTTATATATCTATTTTTCAAATTAATAATTATTATTCAGTAGGTAGTCAATATTCTTAACGGCATACTTATATGAATGTGTGTTATCAGATGATACATCTGCTCTTTGACCGATACAATTATATTTTGATCCATATACATTTAAATCTTTCATTTGATGATTAATCCACACATCCACTGGACCGACGATAGGAAAATTATTTAGCAGTTTTTTAGCAGCTCTTTGACTGATAAAAACACCAGAAAGCCACCATAAACCCCTATTAATTTTGACTATATCTTCAGAATATGGTTCGCTCTCGAAACCATACACGCACGGAGCATATGAAATATAAAACATGTCCCAATCATTTGGTAATTGTTCAAACATTTTATTAACTAGCCAAGAAAAGCCTATGCTGAATTCAACATCATCTTCTAATATTAGTGCTGAACTTATATTTTTATCAACAATGTCTTGTAAAATACTAGCATGACCAAGTGCAATATTACTTTCTGCTAATGAAGATTTAACATTAAGATTCTCTAACTCTTCTCTACTAGCAGTTCTTCCTAAATTTAATTCTACGATAGGATCTGGATCCAAACCCCAGCAATAATAAAATGAATAATTGGGATTGTGGATATTTTTATCCCATTCTTTTTTACCGTATGAACCTTCCCACCATGTGATAGAATCCAACAGCGTTGAATTCTTTGTTTTAACTCCAGCTAAATTTGATTTAGTGGCATTCAATTTATCAGTTCTAAATGGAAGATACAACATATATGTTTTATCAACAAATTTATCTATATCTAATTCGATATCATCCCAATATTTTCTAGGATTTGTTCTAAGAACTTTAAAAAAATCATCTCTCCACTGTCGAGTTTCTTTGTAAAAGGGAGTGTGTTGTAAATGCATACTTTATTTTTTATCTGAGGCTTTTTCTCTTTTCTTAACGGTTTTTATCTTGGCCTTTAATGCAATTTGCTGCTTTTGAACTGCAGCTTTCATACCGTCTACAGAAGCTTGTTGCATTTGAGTTTTCAATAGAGCACTTTGTAATTTATCAGTTGGCTCCTTTTCATCATCTTTACCTAATTGATTAATTTGAGCCAAAATATCTTTTGTTTTATCTGATAAACTTTTTTGTTTTTTAGTCAAGTCTTTTATTTTCTGCTTGTCTGACTTGGGCTTACTCTTTTTCTTTTCATTTAAAAAGGCCTCAAATGTATTAAGAGATTCGTCGATCTCTTTTGATTTTTCTAATGCCCAATCAACACCTTCATCACCGCCCCAAATTAACCAAGACACATAACCTTTGTCTTTCCATGGTGTATCTTTTAATTCTGGATCAATGGTTGAATTTTTACGATGTCTATTAAATGAGGCCATTCTTTTAACAGTATCTGCTGAAATGTTTTCACCTTTGGCCAATTGATGTGCTCTCGCCCAACCAACTGCAGTACCAGCATCTACCTCTTCGCGACCGTATTTTTCTTTCCAGTCAATAGCCATTTGAGCATTCTTTTTTGCCGCAGCAGGATAGTCATTGTATGACTCCTCTGTGGAAGACTCTTGAATAAATTGCTCAAATAATTTAATAGGTTTCATAATTATTGTGGTAATCTAACCATGGTTTCTTTGGTCTCGTTTCTATATGTATT